GTAATCAAGTTGTGCTTGGGTTGCTGTGGTAGTGTCGCTAAACATCCAGTAGTCAGTCTCAGCCAACAGACGGTCACGGTGTTTACGCAGCAAAGCGTACCCAGAAAAAGTATCAAGGGCTGTCTGTGCAGTCTGCTTCTCTGCGGCAGTGGGGTTTTCCTTATTGCAAAGGATTGCATCTTCAGCTTGTTGTTGCGTCAGCGTTCCTGTTTCGCTCTCGACATATCCAGCAATCGTGCCATCAGAGTTTGTGATTAGTTCGTAGCCCACCATCAATCCCCCATTCCATCAATTTTTAGGTAGCCGCAATAAAGAACTCGTCTGTAGTCACCGCTGCTAGAGTGAGCAATAGTGCCATGAACGACATTGAAGGTTCTATCTCCGGCGTCGATAATTGGGTAAAGGGTATGGTTCCTTGAATAATAGTACCAATCAGTGACATACCCATTCCAAAGAATGCCTGTGCCGCCTTGCTGTTCAAGGTAGCAATATTGGTCTCCAGCGGCTGAACCTGACAAAATCTCACACCGCATATTTACAAAGCTACCAAGAGGAGCCTCTGCTTCACTTAATGTAAAGGTAGAACTAATCGGCTGTTGGTTGGGAGACACATTTGTGTAGACGAATTTTTGCGTAGTAAAAGTGCCTATTGTGCTGGAACTGACTGCGTTAGTCGCAAACTTGTCGGCTGTAATAGTTCCCGCACTTAGTCGGGCTATAGGAATAGTTCCTGTAGTAAGCGCAGAAGCATCGTTAGAAGCAGGGACGTTATCCAACGCCCCCACAACAATGTCCCCGTTGGCATCAACGAGGTTTGCAATATCTCTTGCTCGTGTCATCTATAAGCCCCCTTATGGTTTGGTAGGCCAGACAACATCATCCAGTGAGGTGTAACTAGCAGGAACATCCCGCAGTGCCTGACGGTATGTAGTCTGAGCATCGGTCATCGTGCGGTCACTAGTAGCCCACCAATCTGTGTCAGCCAGTTTACGGTCACGTTCTTCACGGAGCAGACGCATAGGTTCTGCGGCTACAAGCTCATCCTTCTTGGTTGATACTTGTGACCATGTGACACCCCAATCAGACGGGCTGTCGCTTTCGATTGCAGAGCCATTGGCATCTGCGCCAGTGACCTTGCGAAACATTTCGTTGAATTCGGTTTCACTGGTAGGTTCGCCACGCAAAACCCACTCAGTCACTCCCAGCGAAGAGAGTGCTGTTGATATATCTGTCATTAATTTTTCCTTGAGTGTTGCGGCTGGTTAGCCAGCGATTTCTGTGAACGTCCAAGTGGTACGCCCAGTGTTACTGTTGATATTCCAGCCCGGTGAGCCGTCTACATTTTCAATCCACAGGCCATAGGTGACAGTTGATGTCGTGTTTGGCTCGTCAACGACTGTCATCTGAATCGTACCAAACAATTCTTGGTGGGCAGAATTTCCCGGCCCGGGGTAAAATCCGAACCGTGACTGCGTTAGAAACGTAGAGCCGCTAGTCGTGCCTCTACGCATCTTCCACTTGAGAGCGTAGTTACCGTGGTTGCCAGTCGTGCCGCAGGACAGGGTTAGCGTTACCAGTATTTTGGAGTTTGACGCTTTAGGCGTGTAGGTCGCACTCAACCCTGTATAGGCTTCTGTGCCCGAACTGCCGCCATAACCCGTTGAAGTAACATTTTTGCTGAACCCGATTACCGTATCAGTGTCGTTCAGCCCCAAGTCCCCAGCAGTAGGCGTGTTGCCATTCGATAGCTGGATTTGGTCTACTTTGAGAATACTGCTCATCCTGCTATCTCCATTACTGTCATTGATGAGACACAACTATGACCAGTGTCTAAAGTTCGTCTATTTGCATACATAGCGTTGGTATTGTTTGTACCCATAGCAATATGATAAGTGACACTGGAAGTAGTGTTTGGGCTATCTAAATGAGAGCCAGCAACTGTTCCAAAGTTATTGTCGCTTGTGGCATCTATGAACCATATTTTGTTGGCTGTTGTGCCAACGCTACCAGCTAGTCCTAAAGGAGTAGAGCCTCTATAAATATAAGATTGAGCATGAGCAGAACCATAGTCATAAGAAATACTAGCGTCATACTGAATCCATATTTTAGAGTTGACACTAGAGGGCGTAATTGAGATGGACATAAAGTTGGTAGGAGTAGTGCCAGAAAATGATGTCATTGTGTTGTTAGTCACAAACTTAGTTTGAATGACAGCCCCAGCAGGAAGCGTCAGGTTAGGCGCACTAATCTTGCTCTGGAGATTAGGCGCAATGTTATCAACGTATAGTGTCGTCATTATGCACCCCCTAAACGGAAACCAGATAAAAATGTACGTGACCGTGATGTGCTGATTTGATTGATGAGAGTTGTGCCACCGCTAGAACGGTCGGCAACGACCGCCACATCAGCATAATCACCAGAGTTTAAAAGCGGAATGACAACACTAAACGATAGGTGTGCGGCTGAACTAGATGCCGCGCCAAGCTGCACTTTAGAAGAGTTGCTGTTTTCTATGTAGGTAGAGCCGTTTTTACGAAGACGAGCAAACATATCTTCAATATTATTTGAGCCTGTCGCAAGAAGATGACAAGAGATATGGTAGTAACCCAGAGTGTTGGCATCTACTGTCAGGCGATAATTACTATTATCCCAGATGCCGCCAATATCAAAATCCTCGTTATCAAATTGAATAACAGTTTCAACGTTATCATTAAGTGTCTGGTCTGCGCTAAGTTCTGCAAAGAAACAAGGTGTCCTGTTTGGTAGGAAAAGACCAGAACCATTGGGGTCAAGAACAAGGTTAGCATCTGCCGTCTTACTCTCAATCGTATCTACGTTAATTATACTTGCCATTTATACCACCGTTACTGTGCCATTCACTGTCAGCGCAGCGTTGAGCGTAAGCGGCCCAGCAGCTAGTGCATTAGTGTTGGATGGAATTGTTGTTGCTGTATCCAGTGCGGCTTCATGGACACGGAAGATGTCACCCAAGCCTGTACTGGTGTTGCCTGTCGTTCCATTCTCACCAACGAAGTATCCTGCACCACCTTGGAAGGTGACAGGCTCAAAGCGAGAGTTTGAACTGCTGTACTGAAGGATTTGACCATCAGCTACACCTGTTGTGTACACATCAGTCAGTTGGTTAGCCGCAATGTTTGCCAGCGTGAATGTACCAAAAGACAGAACATCAAGGGTATCACCGGACGTTGCCGCCGATGCCAGCGTAATGCTGGTTCCATTGGTTGCCGTGAAGTCTGCGCCATGTAGCTTCACACCATTCAAGTACACATCGACAAAGCCAGCATCATATGTGGCAGGGAAGACTGTGGTTGAACCTGTGTATGAACCTGAGTTGGTTCCTACAATGTAGCTCTCACGGGCAGCGGTTCCGTTGACTGATGAACCAGCGTTTACAAAGCCAGACCCGTTGTACACCTTCATCGTAAGGACGGAAGGGGTACTGTCGAACCAAAGGTCACCTGTAGTTGGACTAGAGGGTGCAGACGTACCAATAAAGTAGGTGTTAGCGAAGCTGTTTACATTCGTCAGGTTAGAGGCAACTGTATTAATGTTGGTTGCCGCACCAGCCACCGTGTTGATGTTGGTAGCGTTACCAGCTACCGATGTCACGTTGGCGTTATTAGTTGCGACAGTGGATACATCACTAGAAATGCCAGCTACTGTGGTCACGTTAGCAGACACACCAGCCACCGTATTGATGTTGGCATTGTTGCCAGCCACGGTGTTGACGTTAGTAATGTTTCCGGCAACCGTACCTATTGTGTCAGTACCAGCAAGGTCTGTAGCTACTGTTCCAATATCAGTCGCATCTCCGGCAACCGCTGTTACGTTTGCTTGAATACCAGCGACAGTCGTTACATTACTTGAGATACCTGCCACGGTAGATACATTGGCGTTGTTGCCAGCTACTGTGGTAACGTTGCTAGAGATACCAGCAACTGTGTTAACATTAGAGATGTTTGTACCGACTGTGTTGACGTTGCCGATTGCGTTAGCAACCGTGTCAATCTCTGAGGTAGCCTCATTCAAGTCGTTAGCGGCAGTCTCGATTTCTGAGATTGCTTCGTTAAGGTCATTCGCTACAGTCACCACATCAGCAATGTTGGTGGCTACAGTATTGACGCTGGCAATGTTGGACGAGACTGTACCAATGTCAGCTTGGTCAGCCGCAACCGCTGTGACGTTTGCTTGGATACCAGCTACCGCTGTGACATCGCCTGAGATGCCAGCCACCGTGGTAATATTAGGTAGGTTGGTAGAGATGAACTGCTTGTTCACCGCATCAGTGTTATTTACAGGGTCTGCAACATTCTTGATAACCTTAGATGTAGCATCAAACTTACCGTCAGGAGTTACAATAATAGACTCTGCAGTCTTATCGTTGGATTCCTGAGTAGCAAAGAACACTTGGTCAATAGCGGAGTCGAGAGCTAACTCAGTAAGCACAGCACCGTCTGAGAAATCTACTGCCTTTGATGCAAGGCTGGTATTTCTCTCAATACGCACTGTGCTTCCCTGTGGTACGGCAGGGGAGAAGGTTAGTGTTTTAGACCCACTAGAGCTAAACGCTACTGTGTAGGTGTTTCCTCCAACTGCTGTACCTGTGGAGGCATTGTTTGCAAACACAGATGTACCATCAACAAACGCATCAATATCAGTTGCAGCTAAGTAGCTAAATGAAAATGAAAAG